AGTCATTTGAGTAAAGGAGGTGTCAATATGGGACGGAAAATGAAGCTAGTAGCAACAACAAAAAGTCATTTGACGAAAGAAGAGAAGATTGCACGTAAACAGATTGAGGACAAGGCTTCTGACGGTTTGGAAGCATTGCAGATCACACCACCAAAACACTTCGATGCGATTGCAAAAGCAGAATACAAGCGTGTGATTAATGATCTGCGAAAGCTACCCCTCAGAAATTTAGATCGTGCGATTTTAGAAACATATTGCACATGGTATGCAGTCTATAAAGAAATCTCTCGTGGATTGCAGAAAGAGGGATACGTATATGAAACAAGCAGTGGTAAGGTTTTACCGAATAAAATGCTATACAGTCTTGAGCGTGCGACTACAAACTTAACACGGGCAGCATCACAACTTGGTTTGACCGTGGACAGTCGAATGAAGTTGTATGTGCCACAAGTGGAAGAGAAGAAAACCAGTATATTTGATAAATTTGGAGGATAGGCGATGAGGTATAAACCACACTATCTGAAAAAGAAAAATCATCGACAGTTGAATGAATTTTCGACTGAGAATGGGCGAATCGTATTAAACGGAAAGTTGTTAGACGGAGTAACTAGTTACAGTATTGATTGGAAATCTGGAGAGCTTACTGGATTGACGATAAATATAGTTGGCAGAATGGAATAATTTTTTATAGAGGGTTTTGACCCTCTTTTTGTTTTAGGCCGTTGGTGCAGTGGCAACATGACAAGTTCCAACCTTGTAGTCGTGGGTTCGATTCCTACACGGTCTGTATTTTGTCAGAAAGGAGGATTGAAATAATCGTAGATAAGAAATATCAAGACGTGGCATATAGATATGCTAAGGATGTTGTCGATGGAAAACGTATTGTCAGTAGGAAAGTCTATAAAGCGTGCTTGCTACACATGAGAGATTTGGAAAACATCCCAAACAGCGACTACGACTACTTTCCAGATATGGCAAAGAACCCGATTGATTTTATTGAAATCCTCCCAGATGTGAAAACTGGTAAACCTTATCCACTAGCAGAATTTCAGAAGTTTATCATCGCTAGTCTGTATGGTTGGCGCAGAAAGTCCGACAACTCAATCAGACGATTCAGAAAGGCGATGATATCACTGGCACGTAAGAACGGTAAAACGATTCTTGTCGCTGGTATATTGCTCTATGAGTTTTTGTTTGGTCGTAATCCAGCAATGTCACGACAACTGTTTTGTACAGCTAATGATAAAACACAGGCAAAGATAGCCTTTGAGATGGCACGTAAGCAGTTAGATGCGTTAAGGGCGCAAGATGAAGATGTGCGTAAGGCAACTAAACGAGTACGTGAAGAATTAAGGAATCTAGTTGATGAATCCTATATACGACCACTTTCCCGGGACACGGGGGCGGTCGATGGATTTGAGCCTTATGTTGGTGTACTGGATGAGTTTGCAGCGTCAAAAACAAATGAAATGATCGAACTCCTAGAATCTGGTCAAGGTCAGTTAGATAATCCATTGATTTTGATTATTTCAACAGCTGGATTTGATTTGAATGTACCGATGCACACAATCGAGTATCCATATATCGAACGGATTTTAAATGATGAGATCACGGATGATGGCTACTTTGCCTTTATCGCAGAGCAAGATAATGAAGAAGAAATCAAAGATGAAGCGAACTGGATTAAGTCGAATCCAATCTTAGAAGTCAAAGCACTTTATGACAATATGATCGATTACCTCAGAACACGTAGGAAAGTATCTCTTGAAACTGGAACAGTGAATGAAGTGCTGGTTAAGAACTTTAATATGTGGAGACAATCTTCTGAAAGCTCATACATGGATAAATCGAGCTGGCAACAGGCTAAACTTGATGAAAAGCCAAACACACGGAAACGCAGAGTTTGGATTGGTGTGGATGTTGGTAAGGTTAACGACTTATTCGCTATATCCACGATGGTACAGATGGATGATTATTGGTTTTGCGATAGTTTTTCTTTCGTGGCTACTAAATATGGCTTGGTCGCCAAAGAGAAACGTGACGGTGTATCTTATACTAATTTAGAACGTATGGGCGAATGTGAAATTACAACTCTTGAGAGCGGTGTGATTGACGATGAGCGTGTCCTTGAGAAACTGGAAGAGATGATCTATATGAATGAGTGGGAGTTACAAGCGATATGCTTCGACCCGTACCAGTTTAGTTCATTGATCGCAATGATCGAGAAACGGCATCCAGAATGGCAACTAATCGAGGTTAGACAAAATACAATGGTTTTGAATATGCCTACCAGACAACTACGAGATGAAGTCTTAAAAGGCACAATCAAACACGCTGGGAATCAACTGCTCACGATGGCTATTAATAATGCGCGTGTCAAGGTTGATAATAACGGTATGCGCATTGATAAGGATAAAAATAGTAATAAAATTGACCCGTTGGACGCTCTTTTAGATGCTTATGCAGTATGCTACCTCGAACCGTTTGACGGGTCTGGCTACTGGACAAACGAGAAAATTTTGGGAGGAGGTAGCCTGTTTTGATCTTACTTAAATATATACACACAATCCTATTGCTAATCGGCATAGGATTTTTAATTTATGGTCTTTTTTTGATCAATCCAATAGTTGGATTTATCTCGACTGGATTAATTTTGATTATTTTAGCGATTTATATTGATCGAGGAGGTGCATGATGAAGAAACGTATCAAGAAGAAATACGAACTATTAGAACGGATTGAGTATTTAGAAAATGATTTTTTTAATTTTACTCAAGAAACGGTGAAAATAATAGAGGTTCTGACCGACCGAATCAAACATCTTGAACGCAAGCATAAAAAACATTGATTTCAATGGATAGAAAGGAGGTGAGAATATATGAGTTTCTTTCAACCATTGGGATCAACTAAACCCTCTTACGATGATTATATTTCTTCCGTGTTATCTGGCAACTACTCCCCAGAATACACGGGAATATCTGCATTAAAGAATAGCGATATCTTAACCGCAGTAACCATCATCGCTGGAGATATCGCACGATTCCCACTATTGAAGAAAGACTTTACTGGGAATATCGAGCAAGATGCAGATTTGAACTATCTCTTAAATGTTAAATCGACTGGTAATGTATCAGCACGAACATGGAAGTTTGCTATGACCGTTAATGCGATTCTAACAGGTAACTCGTTCTCTCGTATTTTACGTGATCCAAAGAATGGTAAGGCGCTTCAATTTCAGTTTTATAGACCATCAGAAACGACTGTAGAAGAGACGAATGATCATAGCTTAATCTATACATTCCGTGACCGTTTAACTGGAAAAGAAGTCAAATGTGAGGCTTCCGATGTCATCCATTGGAAGTTTTTTAGTCACGATACCATTTTGGGACGGTCTCCACTACTATCACTTGGTAGCGAAATTAGCTTGCAAGATGGTGGACTGAATACCTTAATTAAATTCTTCCGTGATGGATTCTCAAGCGGAATTATCAAGTTAAAAGGCGCTCAGTTAAATGGAGAGGCACGTAAGAAAGCCCGTATGGACTTTGAGAAGATGCGTGAGGGTTCGACTGGTGGCAGTCCTTTGGTATTTGACGATACGCAAGAGTACACACCATTAGAAATCGATACGAACGTTTTGCAACTAATCACATCTAATAACTTCACTACCGCACAAATTGCGAAAGCCTTGCGAGTACCAAGTTATAAACTGGGTGTGAATAGCCCTAACCAGTCCGTGGATCAGTTAGCGAAAGACTACGTTACGAATGATTTGCCATTCTATTTTGACGCTATTTCAAGCGAACTTGCCCTAAAAGTGTTGGATGATGAAGAACGCAAGAAATATAAGATTGACTTTGACACTCGAAGCGTGACAGGTCGAAACGTGGAAGAGATTACGAAACTAATCATTAACCAAGTAATCACTCCCAACGAGGGGCGTGTCGAACTTGGTAAAGAGCGTTCGTCTGATCCTAACATGGATCGTTATCAATCCAGCTTGAATTATGTGTTCCTAGACAAGAAAGAGGAATACCAGACATTGAAAGGGGGTGAGAATGAAAATGGCAAAGAGAATCAAGATGAAAGGGCCT